ATCCCGTTCCACGCTTCGGTCCGAATCAAGCTCGGCGCAGGCTCCCACATTGAGAACAAGCAGGGTGAGGCGATCGGTATCAACGTGTGGGCAAAGACGATCAAGAACAAGGTCGCTCCGCCCTTCCGTAAGGTGCACTTCCGAATCATCTTTGGTCAAGGTATCGAGGAGCATGAGGAGACATTCGATGTGCTTCGAGAGCATGGCCCGGACATGATCAACAACCATCAGGTGGCGATCGAAGGCACGGCCGCTTGGAAAACGATGAAGGTGACCAACGAGAAGGGCGAGAATATCATAGAGAAGAAGTTCTACAAGGCTGATTTCGGTGAGATGTGGAAGGATCCACTGTACAAGCCGTGGATCGACGGTCTCCTTGCCAAGTCTCTCATCCGAACCTCGGTGAGCACCGCTGATCTTGACATCGATCCGGAGTCCTACGAGGAGATGCGAGCTCTCAAGGACCAGATGGTCGGCGCTGACATCGATCCGGAGGCCTAATGCTCGGTGGAAGACCCACTCTCCTGGTGGACGGGCTCAATTTTTTTACGCGCCATTTCTGCGCAAATCCCACGTTGGGGGCAAATGGGCAGGCTGTCGGTGGGATTGTGGGTTTTCTGAACGAGCTTGGGCAGAAATGTGAGTTTCTGAGCCCGCGGCGGGTCATTGTTGTCTGGGAGGGTGGAGGCTCTCCCAGGCGACGGGCTCTCTTTGCGGAATATAAGATGAAGCGGAAGCCGCAGAAGCTCAACAGGTACTACGAGGGAGAGATTCCCGACACCGTGGGCAACCGAAACTGGCAGGTTGCGACCCTTGTCCAGATACTGCGGCTTCTTCCTGTCCAGCAGAGCTACGTGACCGACTGCGAGGCTGATGATGTCATCGCGTATGTTGCCCGCTACCGTCTAAAGGACGATCCATGCGTCATCATGTCATCCGACAAGGATTACTACCAGCTTCTCGACGATCGTGTCAGGATCTGGAGCCCAACTTCAAAGTCTTTCGTCAATGAACCTGACGTTCTGGCTCGCTTTGGGTGCACTGCCAGGAACTTTGTATCAACCCGATGCTTCGTTGGCGATGGTGCGGACGGGATCCCGGGTATTGACGGAGCTGGGTGGAAGACCATGGCTAAGCGCTTCCCGGAGGTCGCTGGAGAGGCTTTGTTAGGTACGGATGACATTATCAACATGGCGGCTGAGCGAGCCACCCAGAAGGGTCCGCAGTTGTTCCGAAGCATAGTCGAGGGAGCGGCGGAAGCGCGGCTTAACTGGCAGCTTATGAACCTTGACGTCTCCTCTCTGTCAGGAAACCAGGTCGGGAAAATTGACTCCGGGCTCGAAACATTCAAGCCAGAAGCCAATAAGATGGATTACCTCAGGCTGCTCGTCAAGTCCGGAATCAACAATTTCGATCGAGAGCGAGCTTTCTTCCAACTGACAAGTCACCTTCTTCATACTTAAGGACACTCATGCTCTCCAACGAGATTAACGCCGGTGAGGCCCTGTTTCGCCAATACGGGAAGCAGTTCCAAGAAAAGATTTTTCAGAGTCTACTGACAGACCGCATCTGGGCAGCCCAGATGGTTGAAGTCATGAAGCCTGATTACTTCGATCTGAAGTACCTCGCGTTCCTGACCGACCGCTATTTCAAGCACTACGAGAAGTACAAGTGTTTTCCAACGATGCAGCTCCTGGTGTCGATCATCAAGGAGGATCTGCAGCAAGGTCCCGATGTGATCCTGAAGGACCAGATCATCGATTTCCTGCATCGCATGCGAGCGAACCCCGACCCAGGCGATATGGGTTACGTGAAAGAGAAGTCGCTCGATTTCTGCAAGCGGCAGGCTTTCCGTGAAGCGCTCGAGAAGGCGGTCGAGATGGTCGCAACGGACAAGTTTGAGTCGGTCGTTGACCTGATGAAGAAAGCTGTCTCCGTCGGCATGGCAAACACAACTGGTCACGACTTTTTTGAGGACGCCGAAGCCCGCTTCGTGAAGATCAACCGCAACCCGTGCCCAACAGGCCTCGAGGTCCTTGACAGCAAGGACATCCTCCGCGGTGGTCTTGGTCGCGGTGAGCTCGGCGTCGTTGTGGCGCCCACAGGTGTCGGAAAGTCCCACTGGCTCACGGCGATGGGGGCGCATGCTCTCAAGATGGGTAAGAACGTTGTGCACTACACGTTTGAGCTCACAGAGACGTCGGTCGGCCTTCGCTACGACTCGAACCTTTGCGGTGTTCCCTCAAATGACGTTCCTGACATGAAGGACGAAATTCTAAAGAGCTACGAGACGATGGATCTCGGGCGTCTGATAATCAAGGAGTACCCGACCGGCGCAGCAACCGTTCAGATGCTCAGAAATCATATCGAAAAGCTGAGCCTGAAGGGTTTCGTTCCAAATCTCATCATCATTGACTACGCTGACATTATGCGCTCTTCAAGAACGTTCGACTCCCTTCGTCACGAGCTGAAGCTTGTTTACGAGGAGCTCCGCAACCTTGCGATGGAGCTCAACCTTCCAATCTGGACCGCATCCCAGGCAAATCGTGAGGCAAGCGGCGCCGATGTTGTCGGTCTTGAGAACATGAGCGAAGCGTACGGCAAAGCCATGGTCGCCGACGTCGTCGTCTCAATTTCGAGAAAGCCCAGCGAAAAAGCTGACGGCTCAGGTCGGCTTTTCGTGGCAAAAAACCGAGCTGGTCGAGATGGGATTCTTTTTCCTATTCACATCGATACATCGCAATCTAGGATTAAGATTCTTGACGAGAACAGCCTGACTCTGCGAGAGTCGATGTCTCAGGACAGCAACGATGCCAAGAAGCTTTTACGTAAAAAGTGGCAAGAAGTGACAGGAAGCAAGTAGGGAGAAACGATGTCTTTCACCAAGAATGAAGTTCGTGAGCGTACCAGCGCTTACTTTGAGAATGATGAGCTAGCTCCGGATGTTTTCATGAAGTACGCTCTTCGTGATGCCGACGATAATCTGCTCGAGGCAGATCCCGACATGATGCATCGTCGTCTTGCTCGAGAATTTGCCAGGATCGAATCGAAGTACCCGAATCCGATGGACGAGGACGAGATCTACGATCTTCTAAAGAACTTTGCGGACGTTGTTCCACAGGGATCGCCGATGTCTGGTATCGGTAACCCGTATCAGCTGCAGAGCCTTTCCAACTGCTTTGTCATCGATCAACCGCATGATAGTTACGGGGGCATCCTCTTCTCGGACCAGGAGCAGGTCCAGATAATGAAGCGACGTGGCGGTGTTGGTATGGACATCTCCAACATCCGCCCGAAGGGCCAGCCAACATCGAACGCGGCTCGAACGACCGACGGTCTAGCCGTCTTCATGGAACGATTCAGCAACTCCACGCGTGAGGTTGCCCAGGGCGGGAGACGCGGCGCGCTCATGCTCACGATCGACTGTCGTCATCCGGAGATCGAGACATTCATCGAAATCAAACGTGACCTGAGGAAGGTGACGGGCGCCAATATCTCGATCCGCTTCACCGATGAGTTCATGTGGGCGGTGGAGAGCAGCTCTGAATTCACGCTTCGATGGCCCGTCGAGAGCAGCCCGGATGACGCCGAGATCACGAAGACCATCAACGCGAAGCAGATCTGGGACAAGTTCATCGACGCTGCATGGTCTTCCGCTGAGCCGGGAGCTCTCTTCTGGGATACCATCACCAAGAACGGCATACCGGACTGCTACCAGGACATCGGTTACAAGACAATTTCGACCAATCCCTGCGGTGAGATCGCGCTCAGTCCTTACGACTCTTGTCGTCTGATGGTTGTCAATCTCACCTCTTTTGTGGATTTCCCGTTCACCACCGGCGCCCGGTTCGATTTTGGTCGATTTACCAAGGTCACAAAGAAAGCACAGCGCCTGATGGACGATCTAGTCGATCTTGAGATTGAATGTGTTGACAGAATTCTTGAGAAGATTGAGAGGGACCCGCAGCCCGAGCACGTGAAGCGCATCGAGTGGGATCTCTGGCATAAGATCAAATCAGCGGGCCAAAATGGTCGTCGAACGGGTCTTGGAATCACTGGTCTCGGTGATGCTCTCGCTGCCCTGAACATCCGGTACGGATCGAACCTCTCGATTGAGACCACTGCGGCAATATACCAGCACCTTGCTATGGGTGCCCATATGTCGTCCTGTCAATTAGCTGCGGAGCGTGGCTCATTTCCCGTCTTCTCGTATGAGAAAGAGAAGGATCATCCTTACCTCTCTCGGATTATGGAGACTTGCGGGACCGACACGCTCAAGCTTTGGCAGACAACCGGTCGTCGCAATATTGCGTTGACGACCACGGCGCCTGTCGGGTCTGTCTCGTGCCTTACCCGAACGACGTCCGGCATCGAGCCTGCGTTCATGCTGTCATACAAGCGCCGTCGCAAGATCACGCAGGGAGACCTTACCTCCAGGCACGACTACACCGATCAGATGGGCGACAAGTGGCAGGAATACACGGTCTACCATCACTGGTTCAAGAAGTGGATGGACATCACCGGTAAGACCGATCCAAAGGAAAGCCCGTACTGGGGCGGGACTGCCAATGATATTGACTGGGAGAAGAGCGTCGACATCCAGGCTGCAGCGCAGCATTACGTTGATCACTCGATAAGCAAAACTTGCAACCTCCCAAACTCTGCGACGAAAGAGACCGTTGACGCGGTCTACATGAGAGCCTGGAGGACAGGCTGCAAGGGATTCACCGTTTATCGCGATGGCTGTCGTGCAGGAGTCCTTGTCGCCACCGAGGAGCCGAAGAAGGAGACACGTCGGGCGGATGACGGTCGATTCACACCGAAGCGCGCAAAGTCACTTAGCTGTGATATTCACAGGGCTAACATTCGAAATGGCGAAAATACAGAGTCCTGGCTTGTGTTGGTCGGCCTTAACGAAGGGAGACCGTATGAGGTGTTCTGTGGGATTCCGGAAAATATCGAGATTCCGAAGAAGTACAAGTCAGGCGCAATTATCAAAAACGGAAAGCGCGACGGAATAACCACATACAATCTACATGTTCCAGTTGGCGACGATGAGAACATGATCTTCAAGGACGTTGTTAATCTTTTCGATAATCCAACACAGGGAGCATTCACGAGAACCATCTCACTTGCCCTTCGGCATGAAGTTCCGCTTCATTATGTTGTGGAGCAGTTGCAAAAAGATAAGAATAGTGATATGTTTTCATATGCCCGGGTGATTGCCCGAGTGCTTAAGGGGTACGTCAAGGATGGCACTAAATCTACTGAAAAAGGTTGCCCGGAGTGCGGCAATCCCGAGCTTGTCTACCAAGAAGGGTGCCTCTCTTGCAAGGCATGTGGCCACAGCAAGTGTAAGTGAAGAAGAAGAACTCGAAGAAGTAATCCGAAACCTAACACAAACGGGGTATGCAGTGAATTTTATCGCGGACGTTTCCAACCACATCAAGGCGGTCGAACTCAAGGTCGATCCCATCATCATCCGTGTCAATAAGTTCGATGAGGAATCCGCCAAGGAGTTCACGGATCTCATGAGCCGTGCCCAGAACACAGGTCAGTCGGTGATCCCCGTTGTCATCGACTCCTACGGCGGGCAGGTCTACTCTCTCATGGCGATGATCGGTGCTATCAAGGCGTCACGAATTCCGGTAGCCACCATCGTTGAAGGTAAGGCGATGAGCTGCGGCGCTCTCCTCTTCAGCTTCGGAGCCGAGGGTAAGCGTTACATGGACGCGGACGCGACCCTCATGATCCATGACGTTGCCAGCGGGTCCTTCGGTAAGGTCGAGGAGATCAAGTCGGACGCGAAGGAGGTCGACCGACTCAACAAGAAAGTCTACGAGATGATGGCTCGTAACTGTGGAAAGCCTTCCGATTACTTCCTAAAGCTTGTCCACGAGCGCGGTCACGCCGACTGGTATCTAGACGCTCAGGAGGCGAAGGGCCATAATATCGCGAACGAGCTTCGCGTTCCCACGCTCACCTGCAAGGTCGAGCTCACCTACACGCTGGACTGAGTGAAGGCGGACAAGGCAGAGCTGCTCGCCAAAGTCATAACGTGGCGAGCTCTTTCGATGACCTGCGGATTCCTAATCGCTTACTCTTTCACAGGTAAGATGAGGGAATCAGCAGGCATCACCATAGTCATTGGCCCCACACTCATGTTCGTTCAATGGGCATTTGAAGTCGCATGGGACAGTAACGTAAGGGAGAGATTGAGACATGTCTTTTCAGAACAACAAGGTAGAATTAGTCGGTTGGTACGGTGGAGACGAGAGCCATGCTCTCTCAGCGTGGACAAGCACGAGCAGGGACCTAACAGAGTCGAAGCAAGCACGGATCCCCTCTCTCCTGAAAATGCTGGCAGAGAATG